ATCCTCCTGGTGAGTGTGCGCGAACACGACATTGCCGGCCGTTTTTCCAGCAGCGGAAGCGGCAGCGTTTTTGCCTCCGCCTAGCTCATGCACGAAGAAGATTTTCCCCAGCTTGATCCAGCCGGGCGGCAGACCCTGAATGTGATGCTCACCGCGCCCGTAGTAACTGATCCCGCGCTCCTCAAGGCGCAGTAGGACCTTCGGGGAGATCAACTCCCGCAGGAACGTGGAGTCCCGTGTGTGGCGCATAGTCTGGTCAACAATCCAACGCTCCACTCGGTCTTCGTGATTGCCCTCAATGTAGTGGATCACCGCTCTCGGTGCGGCCTTTTGCACCTCGTCGAGAAACCAGTTTCCCGCAGCAATGTCCTCTTGCCAGCTGTATTCGGTTTGCGAAACGTAACCGAGGACATGATGAGCCGCGAGGAAGCCGCCACACTCAATGATGTCTCCGTTTAGCACGATCTCATCGGGATTCCAATCGCGCAGGTCGCCAAGGAACGCTTCGACGGCCTGGCGGTCCATCATCTGACCATGCACGTCGTTCGCAATGATGCGGACAAAATCATCCTTTGCGGGTTTCGGTTTCGTCCTCGATGCGTTGCCAGCGTATCGTGCCTTTTGCAAATCTCCATATTCAACCAGTAACTCATCGCGATCCTTTGTGACCGCCACAAGCTCCTGCTTGAGCTTCGACAGCGCAGCGCGAGCCTTGGTCACTTCAGAAATCGCGTCGTTGTCAGAGACGCGCATGGCGGATAGGTCAATTCCTTCAGACATATTGCTTGGCAGTTTCGGGGTTCATCACGACCGGCACCCACTCGTCAGGTTCAACCTCGACGTATTTTAGGCAACAAAGGTCTTTTGCATGGCGTCGGATTGTCTCCTCTCCCATGCCCCACTCTTGCGAAAGTTTTCTGACATCGAAACCGCGACCGAGCGGAAGCCGCTTGATGTATTTCGCAGCCGATTCTGCTGGACGCCGTGGAAGCACTCTCAGCTTGCTCAGGAGCAATCCCTGATCCTGTTGCGGTGCCGTTGGAACATGTCCCATTTCAGCGCGGACCTTGGCGACCTCTTCCGCTGGGACCGCCAGATTATTGGCGATCCGGTAATTCGGCAAAGACGGATTCCGATTGATCGAGTTTTGAATGCGTTGAGTATTGTCCATGTCATTCGTTGGTTTGCATTGATTCCAGTGCTGGAAACAAGAGATTGTCGAGGCAGCGGACCACCGCTTCCTCTTCAAATCGTTTGAGGTGTGACAGGCCAGCGACGGCAAAGCAAGCATGAATCATTTCATGGCGAAGCGTTTCGAGCGGATTAATCTTGGCAGACGGCCCGAGTCGAATGATCCACTCTTCAGGACTAAACGTGCCGTATTCTGCGAGGTCCAGATCCTCGATGACCTCGATGCGCTTGCCGCCGATTGTGACGTGATCAGGTATCATTGGGCGTAATTTCCGCGCACATAGCGCCTTCCAGAAGCTCGCTAAGGTCGATGGCGAAGTCGGCTGCCGAGTATTGTTGAGACTTGGCGAGTTTTCCGGTTTTGATGATGTCACTTAGCCATTCGCGAAGAGAGTGGAGCGTTTCCATTTCTTCCTGTGAGATCATGTAGACCTTCATTTTGGTGCTTTTTTCTTAAGCAGACTCCAGATCGTTAAAAGCCCGACTGTGATACCGACGACAAGCGAAAAGATCCGCATTCCCCATTCGATCTGTTCTTGCATGCTAGTCAGCACTGCAAGCGCATTTACGGTCATTCCACAAATTCCCATTACGAGCTTCGACCCGACTGTGAGATGATCTTCGTTCATGCCGGTTGCAGCTTGTAGGAGGTTCCGTTTACGGTTGCCGGAATGCTTGGCCAGATTTCATAGGTGACCTCGTGCGCGTCGGTTCCTCCGTGATTCGGATTCGGATCCAGTCCGATGGCTTGAGCTGCGGCTGGCGATAGCTCTCCAATCTTCCGGCGAGGTCCAATGTCGGCCACTACGCAATCAACTGAGCGGCCTCGATAGCTGGCGCGTGCTTTGCAGCCCATGACGATGCCTCTGGTGCGCTGGATGATGAGCGGAGGGACCACAATAAACGGGACAACGTCTGCATCGATGGAGCGGCCATTGAAGCGCAGCGTTGTGTCCGGTTGCCAGCATGGATCGTGATGTGGATTGCTTCCGCCATCGCAGTCAATCGCGGCCTTGGCTGTCCACCAGGCGCGCTCTTGCCCGGTCGATTGCTCAAGCCGGATGTCGCATCCTTCGATTTTTCCGATGCTGGTTGAGTTCATGGCGTGTTATCCGGTGGGGTGTAAACCAGCACGTCCCAGAGGACGTAGATGATCGTCAACACCCATTGGGCAAGGATCATTTGTCCGAGTGGATGGTTGCGTATGTGCGGACCGCTAGGCCAGCGAGCGGCACGGCGGAAGGATCAATCCCACCCTTGATCTCGGTCTTTCGAACAGTGCCGTCCAGCAGCGTCTCGGTGATCGTGGTCGATGGGGCGCAGGACGAGAGTGACCAGACAAGCGCAAAGGCTGCGGCGAGGTAAACGAGAGTTCTCATGGTTTTCCAGTGGCGTTGTAGTCCTTTGAAACGTAGCCCATGATGGCGATGGCGACCGGAACTACCCAGGTCTTCCAGTCTTCAAGTTTGGCTCCGTTCTGGAGGATGTTGGTCAATGCTACGAGCGCAGCAGTAATGACCCCGGCGATGGTTGTTTTGAGATTCTTCATAGTGCTTCAAGTTCGGCTTGTTTGGCAGCGATTTCCGCCGCGATTTCGAGTTTGCGTTTTTCCACGGAAGGTAATTCGGCAGCGGAGAGAACTTGCTCGATGGCGGAAACTGTGGCAGCGTCATCGAAATCGGCGTCCTTGATGGCATCCTTGATCGAGTCAATCAGCGAATTCTTCGCGGTGAGCTCGGCTTGGATGAGTTCGGCTTGAGTCTCCAGTTCAGTTACTTTCGCAAGTGTGCCGGAATTGACATCATCAATGATATTAGGCCAATCTTCCAGCTTGATCGGGCGCGGTTGAGAGTCGTGGGTTTCGAGAACGTGCGCCCCTTTGAATGTGCCGTCTTCATTACCGCGAATGAGGATTTCGTATGGTGTCATAATGGTGATTATTGAGCGACCCAGTTGGTGCCGTTGTAAAATGCTTTAGTGGTGATTGCGCCTCCCCCTACGAGAGTGGCTAGGAAAGTTGGAGCCAAGGCATCGGTAACGTATGCCGTATCTCCAACAGTTCCGGTTGGAAGCGTGGCGACGGTGTAGCCCTTAAGCTTAACCGCTGCTCCAGCGATAAATTTTCCGGTGCTTGTAGTAGTCCCCGCCACAAGCATATTGGTCGCGCCAGCATCGGTTGTGGTGCCAATGGAGACACCGCCGCTGGAGTTCATGTAAAACGCATTTGAAGGCGCATCGTTAGCCATTGAAAATGGCGTTGCAGTAATGCTGCTGTTTGTATCGTTTAAACGTTGAATGGAAAAACGATTTGACAAATTCCCGAAACGCATCACTCGCAATCCGGTAGTGTTACCTGTCGCATTGACATACATCCACCCTTCTTGCACTCCTTGCGCTGTAACGTAGGAGCCTCCTGCCGAACCGGTCGCACTAGGGTTTCCAGAAACTGTGAAAAACGCCCTTCCGGCAGTATCTGTCGTAAATGTTACTGATTCCGTAAGTGATCCAGTTGCTCCAAAAACCTGACCAGATGTGGCGCGTGTGAATGACGGTGTGGTGATCGTCGGACTTGTGAGTGTCTTGTTCGTCAGGGTCTCTGAGCCTGTCAGTGTTGCCAGTGTGCCGCTCGTCGGCAATGTGACACTAGTCGATGCAGTCGTCGTCAGAGTCAGCGCAAAGTTTCCGCTCGTCGTCAGATTATTCGCAAGCGAAAGATCGCCAGACAGAGAAACTGTCCGCGCTGTTCCAGTGCCGTCTTTGATCCCGAATCCACCTGTGGCACCATAAATTGCAGTGCGTCCTGCTACAACCGTCGGAGCAGTGCCTTGCAGCATGACAAAATGCCCAGCCGCACCTCCTGTCGGAATGCTGGCAAAGTGTCCGGTATTGGTAGCATCGCCGCTGACGTTTGCTGTGCCGTCGAAGGCAAGTCCAAAGATATTCCTTGATGTAGCCAGCGCGGTTGCCGTGGCGACGTTTGAGGTAGTCAGGGCGAGCGTGCCTGATGCGTTTGGAAACGCGATGGCACGGTTGGCTGTCGGACTGTGAGAGAGCGTGGTGGTCGAAGCTCCGTCGTAAAGTTTGAAAGTCGAGCCTGATTGGATGTGACCCGCAATTGTGTAGATGTTACCACCTGATCCTTCTGTCCAGATCACGCCTGTTTCTCCGCTTATTTTAATGTCGCCATCCGATGTAACCGTCGCAACATTAATATCTCCAAAAAAAGCTCCGCCAGTGGCGTCCCGCAGAACAAGCTTGTTTGCCGTCGCTGCGCTAGTTGCGTCGGTGATGTCAGCACTGACATGAGTGTGGACCAATGCCGCATAAACCGTTCCGAAATAACTTGCTAGAGTCGCCTTGATATTCGCCCATGTGACTTTTTTGAGCGCGTTGGATGCTGCCGAGTCGGTCAATGGCATTGTGTCAGCGTCAACCGGCGTCGTCTTCGCTGTCGCTGCGGTTAGAACTGCGCCGATGCTCGCGTTTGTGATAACGGCATCGGCCCCGGCTGGGCCTACTCCAGTATTGACAGTAAATGTCCGTTCTTCTCCATCTTGAGTGATTGAGAAGTTTCGAGTGTTTGCTCCCTCGTTGATGATAAATGATCGTGCCGACATTTAATCTGTTGTCTGTTCGATAATTTCCCAAGTGCCTGAAAACTCTGTGCGAATGGTCCCGTCAGTAGAGGTCGTTTCGAGGTCGTAAGAATAAACTCCAGCGGCAAGCGTGACGGTGGAAATCGCGCTGATTGTAAATGCCCAATTTGCTGCGCTAGTTATTACAATTCCGGTCGTTGACGAGTCAAGCGTGAGTGATGTTGATGTTGCGCCCGAGAGCTTGAATTTGATGCGGACCCTTGAAAGGTTCGACGTGTGCAATGACTCGGTGATGTTGGTCGCTGGGAACGTGTCGCCCTTGACGACTGGCGACCAATCCCACTTTAATGGTTTGAGGTTGAGTGCCATTAGCTTAGGATGCCATCAGCGCTATGTAGAGGCGGGTATCGTTGGCAGCAGCCGTAAAAACGATATTAGCTAGTAGCTCCGCGATGCCGGAATTGTTTGCGATCAATGCTTTTCCGCCAGCAATGATCGGAATCTTGACCGTTGATCCGACTGCCATGACGACGCTGCCGGATTCGCAGTAGACAAGAAGCCCCTGGTTGGCGGTCGGGTTAGCGTATGCGACACCCTCGAAATCAACCGTGTCTCCGCTCCATCCAGTGGCATCCAGACCGCCAGCAAGCGTCGCCGCTGCAAAGCTGCCGTTGGTCATCGTCTCGGTCGTTTCGATGTCATTTCCAGCTTCGCCAGCGGTCAGTGCCGTGACGGTCATGGTGTCACCGGCGCCAGCCGATGCGGAGGCAGTCAGGTTGGCGGTCGTTGCAGAGCCATAGACGGTGCCTGATCCGGCGCCAGCGGTGACGGCGACGATCAGGTTGTCAATTGAGTCGGAAGCGGTCGCACCGATCTTGACCTCATTGGCCGTGGTGGTGACTGCGGCCCGCCATGTATAGGTTTTCGCTCCAATCTTGACCGTTTCGGCAGCGACCGCATTACCCGAAAGCGTCAACGTTTGAGTCGCTGCAACCGCTGCGGAAGTCGTGTTGCTGGTGGCGAGTGTATCGCCGTTTACCGTCCCGGTGTGGGTGTTGAGCTTGAGGTAAAGTTGGGCGACAAAAGCAATTGTCGATGCGTTTAAGCTCATCGAGGTTGCACTTGATCCCAAGGCGGCTGTTTGAGTGATCCAGGTCCGTGATCCGGTTCCGACTGCATCCAGCCCGAAGGTCGCCTTTGCGGAGGTGATAGCCATGCCGCTGATTTCGCTTAAACGTGGCGAATGTCAATTTTTTGGATAGTTCCTAGCGTCGTCGCAGCAGCCGGAAATCGGAGCGAGCGATGATGGATGAGTGTTTTCGATTTTTGTGAAGAAATCCTTGGCTGACTCTGGGTTGTTTTCGTTTCCAGCAATACAGGCTCGGCAATTTCTAGGTAACGGCTTTCCACCGTGGTAACCAAGATTGCATCCATTTTGTAAGTATTTACAGTTCATACTTAATTAAGTTTCAAAATACGCTCCATTTCCTTGATCTGTCGAATAAACCGTGATCAGAGCGACTGGCGTTGACGCACATCCATTTTGAGTTCCCGGCGAAATTGTTTGTGTCACCGTTACTCCTTTGTATGTAATTATCAATTGACAGTATCCACTACCGTGTCTTGGAGAAAACCATCCAGCGTAACACTCTATGTTGTAACTTGTCGTCCACAATCCCGCAGTTCTAGCTGCATCAACTCTGACGTTTATTCTTTCAAAACCATTTTGGCTTTGGTCATCTTTTGGCCCGCTACTGCCGGGCAACCATCGAACATACAATCCGCTATCTCCGCAATTGTATCCAACTTGTTCTCCAAAAGCCGTTGTGTTGGTGTCTAGGTCATACATCCCTGTGCCGCCCCAGTCGTATTTGATCTCCAATTCAGTTGCATAATTGCAGCAAGTGCAACTAGGCAATCCACCTCTAGTCACTACTTTACCCGATAATGTTTTTATTATGGCCATTCTAATCGCATTCCGAAGTTTGCAGCCATACTGGAATCGTTCCATTATGACCAAGCACATGAGTTCCACTTCCTGGATTTGATAAAATAACCCAATCGGTCCCATCATTGTAAAGCATGTCGCCTTGGTATCCGTCTCTTATTTTGACTTCCACAACTGATGCGGTCGCAGTAACGTCAAGTCCATTGCCGGATTTGATCGCCTTGATTTTTACGCTGTTATCAGCAAGGGCGGAAAGGTCTTTGACTAATGCTTCTATCTTGTAAGTTGATGGAGACGCATTTTCAAGCATCCTCATTTTAACCGTCAGATCTCCTTCATTGCTAAGCTCTTTAATCAAAGGAACAATCCCCGTGCTAGTCGGAGAGGCATTTTGAAGAGTTCGCAATTGATGCAATGAGTTTTGCTTATCAAATCCAAAATAAAGTGGAATTTTTTCACCAATGTTTTTGATACGATCAATCTGATTGGGAAAATGCTTATCACCTGTCCATCGACGTATGACTTTTGGAGCGGGAGGATCGCTTCCTTCCGCCTCTTCAAACTCTGCAAGCAGCCAATAGTATACGCCGTCTATGGGGGTTTGATTGTAATCAACGGACTCAGGCACATGATGAGTGCTTTTTTTCTTTTCTGTTTCAAATACAATAGTCGGAGCATCAGTTGGAACACCACGATCATCGGTTTCCGATTTCATGTAAAGATACCCAGTTGGTTGAGTGATTTCAACTTTAGGAATTTCCGCAGGAGGTTGGACGTCAATTTCTATATCGTTAATCGTTGGCGTCATGTAATACAACGAACCATCAGTTTCTGGGTCGTTAAGAAGTTGCTGGTATGTTAAATAGCCAGGGGAAACAGTTACTTTCCAAGCCCCTTCGTTGTAAAATGGATTTGAAACCCAAAGGTTCGGTTTTGTGTCTGGTAAAAACTGATTAGAAGAAGTTTCAAATTGCCTCATGGTCAACCGCTGGATGCAGTCGATCAACTGGTTATACATCAACGCCGTAAATGGCTGGCCAGAATTGGCCCGTCGGGGAATAATAATTGGAATAGCTGATTTCATTATTATGGCTTTTTATAAAGATCAGCATCCCATGCCTCACCTTGAGGAGAAAGCTGCCAAGTCTTCGACCACGTTTTGACAGTATTGATTCCGCTTTTTGTCCGATTTTCAGATGCTCCGTTAAATAGCCAGTTCCGTGTGGTAAATGACGGTGGATCTCCATCTGGTTCTGAAATATATCCCAATGCGCTCAAGTCCTCACCAGAAATTCCTTCTTTCGTGTTGGCAGTCTTTGACCATTCAACGGCTGAGGCTTGGTAAGTCTTAATGCCTTTTTCAAAGATGAGCTTATACCACTTGATTGCAGTGTCAGTATAAAGAGTTTCAATATCTAATCCTGTATTGTTATCAATGATTGTAATTGCTCCAGACTTTTTTGGAAATGGGTCGATTCTAGCAGTTCCAGCAATCAATGCTGCCATTGCTTTTATTTCATTTCCAGATGTATCTTTAATCAGTGTCGGATGACTCATTAGATCCTTTTCCGTAAGATTGGCATTGAGCGAATATGAAACCTCTGTTTTCTCATCGCCAAACTCAAAAGACTCTGCCGCGATACCTCCATAATCTACCAATACCTTTGTCATTCCTCCCGGCTGATGCTCATGACGGGCATTTTGGACGGTAAGGAAACTCCACTCGTTGCTAAGATCTGGATAAATAGTAGTAACTGGAGTTCCGCGAACCAGTTTTGATTGAATTGCTGCGCCAGAGAAATCGAACTTCCGACAGGTGAATGTTTGAGAACCAGTCCACTTTCCTGTCTCATCACATCCTGCCGAGAAATCAGGACCAGGTCGAAGCTCGTTTGCTGTTAATCCGAAAACGATTGATTGGCTGCTCATCCTAAAATTGCGATTGGGTTTTTATAGTAGATGCGCTGAAGAATATCGGTCTGTGCTTTTGTCTCATCGAGAAGCGGCGCTCCATTGTTCATGCCAGTAGACTTATCTCCTCCAAATCCGAATACTCCTTTGATCATATCTTCTACGCCCAGCGACTTCATGATGCCTCTGCCAATAGACTTGCCAATCGACTGAAACGTCTCATCAAGAAACTTAGCCATTCCGATTTTGCGGATAGTATCAACAATATCATTGAAGTCTTGAATCATAGGTTGAACTATTTCGCCGAGTGTCTTGAAAGCTGGAGCGAGCTGTTGGGCAATACTTGCCAAGTTGTCAACCATGCTCGTCCCGTTGTTCATGGATTCGCCAAACGCCCCTTCCATAAACGACTCTGCCAGCAGCATCTTGACCGCTTCAAATCGACCCAGCATCCGGTCGCCCATGTTGTCCATCGCGGCGAGCGTGATTGAGCTGGTGTTCGCCAAATCCCCGAGAACGTCGCGGGCCTCTGATAGTGCTTTTGGAAGGTCTTGAAAGATGCGTAGAACCTTATATCCAGCTTTCCCTCCAAAGATCGTGGTGGAAATATCCTCCATTTGTCCCGGCGCGAGCTTGGACTTCATCTCATCCATCGCATTCATGATTTTATTCATTCGTGCGATAGGGTCCATACCCTGAAAGCTGCCAGAGTTAAGACCAATTCCTCTCAGTGCATCTTGCATTGCCTGATCACCGTGACCAGCCGCATAGAGGTTTTTTTGCATCGTTCCGAGCATCTTTCCAGCATCCACCGACTCCATGCCGGCCATTTTGAATGCTTGCCCGAGTGCCATCAAATCGTCGGTCGTCGCTCCGGTCTGAGTTGAAAGGTCAACAAGCTCTCCAGCCCAGTCCATCGTTTGCATTGCCGCCTCTGGAAGCATAGTTATTACCTTGCCGAGAAGGTCGGTCATTCCAGCTCCGATTTGACGCGCCCCGCCAATGGCGACCTGCTTGCCAAATCCTTTCATCATGCCACCAAGTCCAGACAATCCTTTTTTTACGGATGCGCCATCGAAGCCAAGTTTGAAAGTTGTTCCTACCATAAGTCAGGGAGTTCGTGAGTTGCGAGTTGTTCAAATTCCGCCAGTAGTTCCGGCGATGGGTCGAAGAAGTTCCGCCATTGAAAGCGTGTGCCGTTCCGCATCGCGTCGGCGTGAATGAGTTGCAGCACTTCCGACAAGCAAGTGTCGTAAAGCAAGGCATCCGGCGCGATCCCCATGCGGAGCGCGAAGAGTTTGATTTGCGCTAGGAAGCATGGGCTAGCGCATCCTCCTTTCCCGGCGACTCGCTTTCCACCATTGCGGCACGGATGGATTCAAGTCGCTCTTGGACGCCAGCGGACGCAACCGAAAACTCATCCTCGGTTTCGAGCATAAAGGAAACGATCTTCGCTTTACGCTCTTCCGGTGTGTCTTTTCTGAGTTGCTGGATCTCTTCCGGTGTTGCCGAACCGATCAGCAGAAGTTCGCCCATTGCTTCGACCGTTGATTGCTCAGTATTGCTTGAATCGAAAAGCGAGTTGCGCCAGCTTTCGAGGATCGAATATCGGATGGGTGAAAGCATGACGGCTTTGCCTCCGATTTCAAGCTGCGGCCCTGTCCATACTTTTGATAAGAGGTCTTCGCGTTTATTCATGTTATTTATCCTTGGAGTCTTGAAAGAAGTTCATTGCGCTGCCACACTGGAAGCTGTGAGTCGATCAGCGCGGATGCCTCATCTCGGCGCATGAAGACAGCGCGGCGGGCGGCGTGGTAAAGGTTGAGGCAAACTGATCGGTTGGCGACGAACGCGAGAATGTAACTTTCTACTAGCGTTGGGAACTTGGTGACGAATGCGTCAATGTCCTCGATCCTGCGGAGTCCCGGCAAGGCGACTCCCTGCGCGGTGAGGTAGTCAACGGCGTGATCCAACCATTCACCTGCCGATAAACGTCCATCTGGCCGAGCTTTTATGAATGAACAAATCTTTGCAAACGGATGATCGTTGTGAAGTCCTTCAGAATTTCCCCAATACGCCATCAGCTTTTCAGTGATGTGCTTTCCATCGTTGCTTGAAGCTGAAAGTGAGAACGATGCGTAGGGTTTTGCTCCGTCATGCTCGATCACTCGAACAGGGCATTCCCGAACAAGCGGAATTGCGCATGCCATAATTGCCGCTGCTAGGTTGATATCCCCGGTCTGGATGTTGCTTTCTCCTTTCATTGATTTTTACCTGATTAAGTCAAGGTCGTTGGTGATCCAGCGGCGACGAACATATTGTAAATGCCGGTGAGTGATCCTGTTTCAAATCCAGTCGCCGTGCCGCTCGTTTCGCCTCCCGTAATAATGATTGCAGCTCCGGTAGCTGGCGTGCCGGTAAAGAACTCTGTCAATCGGGTGCGGCTGTTTTTGGTCGTGTTCAAAAGCGTAATTGTTGCTCCGACGCTACCGATCAGTCCAGTTCCCTTTGTGGCAACAATGCCGTCAAGCGTCACATCCTTTTTCTGATTGTAGACGGCAAATCCAACATCGCACCCAATATGATCCGGCGCGGTGGCTTGTTCAGAAGTCGCGGTAAAAGTAGCGGTGCCAGCGTAAAGACCGGAAGCGGCTGATTCGTCGGCAAGTCCGTATTGGGCTGTAGAGTAGACGGTGGCGAGTGACATAGTGGTGGGAAATTTACGCAATTGGAGCTGCAATGACGGTCAGTCCGAATCGAGTGATTCGCCGTCCTTCGTTTGGTTCCGTTGTCGGATTACCGGCGCGAATGTCAAACACTGCGAAACCGTTGCGACCATGCAGGTAGCTGATGCAATCTCGGTTTCCTAGGATGTTGAAAAGATCCCGGCGCATCGTTCGCTCGGTATCGGTTGGCGTGCCGGATTGGTCCTCGTCTACCGGGACGGTGTGAAGCTCAACCGCAATCTCGTAAGCGGAAACCCCGTGAAGGATTACGCCGCCTTGTTCGGTCGTGGTCGCGCCCGTTTCGTAGATGGCGAGGAACGGCGGTGTAAGGTCTTCATGCTCGCCCATCGTCACGACGGTCACGGGTGACAAGCTGAAGAACTCAGGCAACTTGAGGTTGACCCATTCGCGGATTGATTCGTTGAGGTTCATGGCTTTTGCTTTTTGTCCTGCGCCCGCAAGGCGGATTGATACCATTTCACTGTTTTATTGAGTCCGAAGTTGATGGCCTTGGTCGTCGCCCCGGCTTTGACAACCCAGCTAGATGCGGTATGTTTAGCTGTGTTTGAGATTTGAGAGCTTGGCGTGAATGAGGATTGAGGCTTTGTCGCACGTCCGAAATGGGAGTGCTTTTGCGCGAATGACATGAAGTTTTTGCCAATTGTGATCTTTTCTGCTCCAGTTTGAAATCCAGAGAGAATCATCCCGGCCCCTAGCCACCCACCCTTGGCAATGTAGGCTTTTTTGAAGCGTGTCTTCATTGCCTTCTTGAATACTGCCTCGGTGCAAATCCTTCGTTCCGAAATTGGAAGGGTGACCGTCCGTTTGTTTTTTCGTGTTCTCTTTGAATCAATCCAAGAATTGACGGCTTCCGGTGAAGACAATCCCTTGTGGTCTTTGCCGATGCTTGGAACGATCAAAATGACCTTCAGAGCGTCCGCGACCATTGCTCCTTCTTGTTTGCCCTTGGCCCATGTGATGGCTCCTTGCTTGCCCTTGGCACCCATCTTTGACTTGCCAAAAACGGCAGTCTCGAAAGCCATTTCCCGGCAAGTCTGGACTCCCCATCGTGCGATTGCTTGAGCGTTAGTATCCCCGAACGCCTTTGCGTAGGTTTTCAGTGACCTCTCAAGCTTTGGCCGATCAAATGTCGCTTCGATCTTCAAGCCTTTGTAACCTGGGTGAGTGTGATCGTCGTAAGCGTAGCACCTTTGCTGACCGAATCGACGCGGAACGTCAGACTGCGGGCGGTCGCAGACTTCTTAAGAATGGTGGTCGCTGGGAGAGCGGAAGTCAGGCAAACGGCGGAAAGCGTCTTGCTGATCTCGTATCCGCCCTCTTGAAAATCGCTGCCGTCAGTGACCTCGTTTAGAACGCATGAAAGGGTAACTGTCCCGATCACTACGTCTTCCTGTCCGATCATCGGCGCGGCCTGAGCAAACATGGCCGTGGCGAACGCTGAAACTAAGCTCATGCGTTCGGTATCGCCTAGCCGGGGCGAATGTCAAAACTCGGGAGCTGCGGTCGTCATTGCGTCGTGTGTGTAGTAGTGGAGAACCTTGTCAACGTGGAAGCCCGTCTTGATGCGCTGGCGAGCTTGCTGGCACCAAATCAGATCTTCACCGTAGTTTGATTCCCCAAACTGGCACCCAGCGACCTTGAGACGGCTCCACGCGCAGACGTGCCACGGTGCTCGAAGAGTAACCCCTCCCGGTGTGAATTGTCCGTCCTGATTGTTCAGCCCGAAATCTACCTCGGATTCCAGCCCGTTGTAAATTGCTCGCTGCCGGAAGGTGATCACGTCCGCTCCGATTTCGATGGCTGCAAGGAGGCTTGAAATGTAGTCGTCCGAAATATCGTCATCGTCGTCAACGAACGCGATATATTGGCCGCGCGCAATGTCAGCCAGTGCTTGCCGTTTTGATCCTATTGTCCTGCGTCGATTGTCGCAGAAGCAAAGATGCTCGACCGGCAAATCACCGATCTGGCTTGAGAGCTTGCTTTGTAGTTGGGCAAGTTGGATTTCCCGGCCTGGAATCGTTGGTGTTAGGATGCTGAGTTTCATGGTCTTTCTTTTTGAAAATTAGGTCAAAGTTTTCGCGGCCCTGTTTGCTCATGGCCTTGCTTTGCATTCGATCTCCAGTAATTGGATTGCGATTCATTTTTTTTCGTTAGTTGCGATCCAGCATCGTCCTAGCGTTTTGTAGTTGATATTAAGATCGGATAATGCTCGACTCACCCCGTCGCTGTCAATGTCGTGTCCCGCGAAGATTCCGCCAGCTTTGATTTTAGGTAGCCATGATTTGATGTCGGCCTTGGCTGATTCGTAATTGTGAGCTGCGTCGATAAACACGGCAGAAAAATGACCGTCTGGAAAAAGCGATGCAGCGGTAGTTGAATCGCATTCGACCACGTTCACCATATCAGCGATCTTCGCGGCGCGAAGGTTCTCGTCAAACTCTTTGCGGATGGATTCCAACCCGGTTTCAGCATCGCCTTGAAAGCTGTCAACCGCCGTTATCTTGACTGACTTCCCAAGGTCTTGAATCCGCTGCGCCAAGTGGACCAGTGATTTACCTTTCCACGATCCGACCTCTGCAAAGTAATCACCATCGTTGAGCGATTGAGCGATCAACGCATAGGTATCGCGGAAGTCGAACCATCCTGGAATGTCTGATGCGGTCTTGATCCCGGCGCGGAGTCTGTTTGCCATTCCATCGCCAGTTTGGTAATGATATCCTGCATTGGATCGCGCATAGGTTTCATCCATTTCAGCCTTACCAAATGCCGGATGCAAATGCTCAAAAATGATTTTGTCTCGGGCATCAATTACAATGCCGTTTTCAAATGCTCGCTCGCTAAACCAGTTATCCGAGTGCATTGAAAAGAACTCAGGGTGAAACATGTAGCCCTGTTGCTTGTAGCGAGCGCGGGTTAGAATCGCCATGCAAAGCAGGTTATCGGTTCGATGGCCGTCGCTGACAGCAAGAACGGCGGGTTTCGATGCGTCTCCAATCGCATCAAGGATCAGCTTGTCCCAGTGCATCGGCGGGTCGAAATCGTCCGACATTTGGACAAGAATCTGTCCTTTGGACTTAGCGGCAGCGGCGTTCCATGCTGCGACCGGACCGTCATTACCGGCAACAAGAGCATGATTGTGAATGGCAAGGAATACGCCTGAAGGATCGGATGCATCCAGCCCAAAGATGTGCTCAATCGCATCAGGATTTGCCGCCCGATTTAGCCAAGTCTGCCGCGCTTTGACTGCCTGAGGAACACGACCACGGGTGGCATGGAGAAGTGAGATTTTTGCGCCGGATCGGATAAAATGGTTTGTCTCTATAGCGTCAGCCTCTGATTGATAGCCATTGACGCGCAGGGCCATGCCGTGAAGCGATTCCCCGAGGTAGCCGTAGTATTTACTCCTTAGGTTCCATTCAGCATCAGATGGGCGCGGAATCGACCGCATGGCCCGAGTGTAGGCAAGAGCATCTTCCGGTCTAGCAAGAGCGACCATGCAGTTTGCGAGTTCGCCGTATGCCTCGCGCCTGGATGGGTCGGTAGCAAGAGCTTGCAGCATCATTTGTGACCGCTGAGACGGATCCTGCGTAAGTTGTCCCGCCGCAATGAAAAGCTCATACTTTTCCGCCGTTCCAATGTCCTCGGGAGCGTCGCGGAGGATGTTGCAAACCTCGGTCATCGCGTCTTCCATCCGGCCAACGGCGCGGAGGGACTGGAAAAGGTGGAATCGGTGCGAACCGGTGCGGTCTTCGGATGGGATGCTTTCGAGGATGCGTAGGTTCCTCTCGTTGTTCTCAGAGCGCGGTCCGCTCGGCATGTGAAGGATGTGCGCGTTTGTGATCCGCGCAAGCTGCGGCTCGGCATGAAAAGCCAGATGTTCATGGATTGGCGAACGCCAGGTTGCTGTTCCTTTTCGGATAATCCGTTCCCGAAATACGGTCAGGCCGTCCTCTGGCACATTGTAGGGGATTTCCAGCCCGACGCAATCATTCGGCATCCGCTCGATAGCATCACGGATGGCCGCGATTGATTCCGGCGAAATAACGTCGTCGGTGTCTGCCCACATGATTAGGTCGTGAGACGCGAGAGAAAATGACTGATTTCGAGCGGCAGCGAAGTCGTCAACATGCGGCCATTCCTGCATGAAGTTCCGGTATTCGGATACTCGGCAACCTCGATCCTCTGCGATCTGCAATGTCTGATCCGGCTCCTGGTTGCCGATTGCTCTTACAACGATGATCTCGTCGGCTAGCGGTTCAAACGAATCCAGAAATCGACTTATATATTTTTCGACGTTTCCGGCAATGATGCAAAGGCTCAGTTTTTTCATTTTTTCTTTTACGCCCAAAAAGCCCCACCCCGTTTCCGAGGTGAGGCGATTGAGCAACCAACCGAAACAAAATCAGGTCGTTGGAGTCGTGAAGAGCTTCATGGCTCCAGTGACAGCGGTGGAGTAACCGTAGAGGCAGTGCAGGTTTGCAAAATACTTGCCCTGTGCGCGGCTCCAGTGGCGAGTGTAGAGAGCACTGATTCCGGTCTCGTCGTCAACCATCTGCTCGACTGCTTCGTAATCTCCCGCTGGGAGGTAGTTGCCGAGATCGCGCATGGCAAAGGCGATAGATTCTTGTCCGCAAGCAAATCCGGTAAGGGAAATGCTATTGGATGGAAGAACGTCGCTCATGTAGGTCTGAAGACCAAAGAGCATCCCAAGGTCGCCATTCTTGATCGCGGTATTGTCGCCACGGTTAAGAGCATTGACGATGTTGGTATCACCAAGAAGAGCACCTTCAATCACGGAGTTTCCGAGGAACGAATAGTTGCCACGGACACCGGCGATCTTCAATTGGCGTCGAGCCTCGATGAGCTGAGTGCGAGTGTAGTTTGCCGAAGCCGTGGTGATTACAGCGGCACCGAAGTTGGTTGTGGTAAGCAAAGACCAGATGTCGGTAAGAACAGCTTGCGCCATACTCTTTCCGAGTTGGTTTGCCCACTTGTCCCAACGTCCAGCGTTAGAGCTTTCAGCTAACTGCTGGAGAGTGAGGTCAATCGGGGTGATCTTGCGCTTGTCAAGAGTGACGGTGATTGCGGAAAGCGTTCCGCCGGTTTGCTCCATCACTGAAGTCGACTGCGTGAAGGTCGTGGTGGTAATATTTCCGAAGAGCGGAACAACGACTGCCGAACCCTCGCTTTTTACTTCCGAGCTAATGTCGGTTGAAAAGGCATTGATCGGAGTGAGAAGATCGATGAGAGCTTGAAAAGCAGTCTGACCGAAAAGGGTGTCATTAAATACTGTAGCCATGGTGGTAGTTGTTTAGATGTAGAGTTAAATGGAGAAAGATGCGCGGATTGCCTTTGCGTTAGCTTTCCAGTAGGATCGCTTTTCGTTTGGAGGTAAGGCATTCATAATTGCAATGTGATCGACCGGAACCGACTCATTGTCAATTGCAAGTGGGGTATTTTGGCCGATTCCGGCGAGAGCTTCGACGACTGCGGCAGGGACGCTTCCCTTGGCGGTTTCAAGTTCAGCTTTGACGGTGACGAGTTCAGCGGTGATTGCGGCGGCGGATTCCTTGGCGGCGATGAACTCAGCGGTGATCGTGGCGAGTTCCGCATCCTTTTCCGCAACAATGGCGGATAGGCCAGAAACCTCGGTAATCTTCGCTTGTGCGTCGGCAAGTTCGGCGCGGAGTTGATCGTTCTCAGCAATCTGAGCCTCAAGTTTTGCAACCTGGTCGTTGCCTGGAAAGAGAGCGGAAAGGAGTGACATGGCCGCTGGTTTCGGATTTGTGGCGCGAATGTCAAATATCGAATTTGCAAAGCCATTCTCGACTGCTTGAGCTGCGGTCATCCAAGTCTCAACCTTCATCATTTCGCGGATATTTTCGACTGGCATGCCTGTTCGATTTGAATAAATTACAGCAATATCTGTAGAAATTCCGTCAAGTAAATCTGCCGCAGCTCGGAGCTGATCGGCATTTCCTTTAACTGTATTCGATGCCTCATGGATCATCATGCGAGCATGTGGAACCATGCGGACCTCATCGCAAGCCATGCAGATAACGCTCGCCATCGAAGCCGCCATGCCTGTAACGGTCGCTGTGACAACAACGCCGCGCTCTTGAAGTGACTTGATCTCGTTGTAGATGTTGTAGCCGTCGAAGATGCTGCCTCCCGGTGAATTGATCTCCAGTTCCAGCGTATCTACGGCATTTTCAGCACAATTTGTTATTGTGCCAAAGTCGGCTCCGTTGGCAAATGCCGATGCACCAAATAGTTTACCGATTTCCTCTGTCAGCTTTTCGACCGACCATGGCGTGACGGCATCGGTCAGTTTTACTTTGCCTGACTTGTTTTCAATCTTGAGAAGTTCCATTTGATTATTGTTCCATTGGTGGTAATGGCTTCCCGAATCCGCCCGGTGCTGCCCCGCCTGATGGCGCAAGCGTGATCGGACGACGGGAGCCTTTGTCTTCTTTCCATGCACCCTTGACGGCTGGAGTCATAGCGGGAAGTCCCGCTTCTTTTCTAAATTCAAATTCATCTTCATCCGACGGGGTGATTGCTCCAGCACGGACAGCGACACCGTAAGCGTCAAACTTGGCTTTGAGATTATCGAACTTCATGCGCTCGCCACCACCCGATAAGTCTATTGGATCTCCATTTTCGTCAACCTGTTGAGCCGATTCAACTGGTGCCACTTCGTTCGGTGTAAGCATAAACATTTCACGTTCCTCGATTTCGATTGGAACGCCATATTTTGCAGACGCTTCTTCTGATACAATCGCCGCGATTGCCTTACGGTTAGCGACGGACCATGCGCGAGTCATTAGGAATTGATGCTCGGTCAGTCCTCGAGCCTCAAGAACTTCCGAAAGGTTACGCGAACCCGTGCGAAGCTCCTCAAGCTCCATCTTGGATTCACGTCCATCGTCAACCGAAAGGCGCGGCGGGCGAGAGAAGTCCCATGCCGTTGGATTTTGGAGAACCGGAACTCGGCCCTGATCAGCGAAGATCGAATAGGCCCATGAGACAGCACGTTTCGCAGCATACCAGAGTTGACCCTGCCGCTTCGTGACGAAGCGGCGACACTTCATAATCTCAGCTCGGGCATCGGTGCCTTGTCCAGTTCCCATCCAGACGGTATATGACCAGACTGGAATGATCGCATCTTTCATAAGCCGATTCTGGAAAGACTCCCAAACGTCTCCAGGATTTTCATGCTTCATCTGCTCGATCCGTTCCCCGTTCGCCATGTAAGACACCCCGCCTGGGAATGCCTTGGTGTAAAGCTCGTTGGCCTCGCCATTGCTGTTGACGGAAAGAGAGCTGAGCGGGTCATCAAGATCCGGCCCGCCAGCTTCGTTGAAGATCGTCAGGTGAAGCCGGGAAATAATCTGCTGGCGGATGCGCTCATCCTCGGTCGAGAACAGCGACATTTTCAAGGACTCCAGAGCGTGAGTAAATGCTGGAAGTCCGCGCCCCTGTTCGCAGTGAGTGGGATCGAAAAGATGAATAATGTCGGCGGCTGGTATGTCCTTGATCGACTCCTTGCCGTCTTTGCCCATATTAAACCGATATGCGGCGGGTCGTCCACCGGAGTAATAAATCACGCCATCGCTGATCCTGTAACCAGCCCATGGTCCATCTGTCACGGTGTTTCCAGATCCCGAGTAGCAGCGATGCGACGGGATTAACTGAATTCTCGGGAAATTGTCCGCTCCTTTAATGAGCATCCAGAAGCAGTCTCCATCCCGGTCAATCGCAACTGACGAAAGCTCAAGTAGCTTCCACCAATCAAAGATTCCGCCTCGGGTGTCACATTGCGGATACCAGAAATCAGCTAGGAATTTTGAGACGGGTTTTCCGGCATCATGGTCGTCACCAGTGTAGGACGGAAGCCAAGCCTCGCCGACTGAGTAATCCGCCTTTTGCAGAACACAGGCTTTCGGCACTCCCATGTTCGTGAAAAGCCGATTTGACAAGGAGGAAAGCGTCCTGCGATCATTCGCTGGAATCAGACGTTCTATGTCATCATTCCGAACCGAGAACTGAGGACCACGGCGGGATGAACGATCAGCGGCGTGCGCGAACGTGAAGGGTTGACCGAACTCGTTTACGATTGCCATGGGTCAGAATGTCGTGAGTTGCGTTGTCGAGATTGGCCCGCCTTGGTCAATGCAGCCGACAACCCAGCGCAGCAGCGTAAGGCGTTGACCGTTCGTCATCGCGGATTGAGCAGTGAACATCTGACCATTGACGGTTGCGCTTGTAATCCGCGCCGATGCGTTTGGGTCTGTTGCAATCAACAACGCAAGCGACGCAAATTCAGTGCGTATTGCCGCGCATGATGCAGCGTCGTCCTTTATCGCGGCATAAATAGTGTTTCCAGTGCTGGCAATGCTCACACGTCCCATTTCGCCTTACGGTGGCGAATGTCAAATATCAGACTCATGCTGCACCGGCGCGAAAACGCGGAACATCAGAGCGGCTGCGACTTGGTAAATCTCACAATCTCGCGCATGGTTTGCGCCGATGCGCGTCCACTTTTTGACCTCGCGCCCGCGCATGTCCTTGTCGATGATAAGCCGTTCTCCGTTCAGGTGCTTCTCGTAGGTCGGCGGCGCGTCGTCGTGCCGTTGCCAGTCGGCTCCTTCGCCTTCAATCAGTCGTTGGAGGATGTATTGCAGCGGCTCGGTTGCAAGGTGCCAGCATTGCGCCCGCTGGCCGTCCTTGGCTTTCGCGTGCCACCTTTTCGAGTATAGGCGCGTCTCATGTTGGCCCTTCTTGGTCCCGGCCTTGATCTCCCATTCCCAACCGGTCTTCCGGTTGCCGTCACCCTTAAATCCCTGCCAGCCGTATTTCGTGATGATCCCCGCCATGCGTTCCTGGTCGAATCCGACGTCAAGAAAAGTCAGCGCCGGATCCACTCCATATTTTTCGCGGATGCGATCGCACTCAGCATCGGTCGGGACGTAGCCGAAATACAGGAGTTTTGACGCGCCCCCTTCTGCCCATGCGCGAATTGCCATCCAAAAGTGGTCGCCGCCTGCGTCAATGGTCGCAAACCGCATCTTCTCTTCGTCGATCTTCCGCGCCTCTTCGTAGTCGCCAGCCGTGTAGCCGCTGGACCGCAGCACAATCGCCTTAGTTCCCTGCGACTCATTCCATCCGACCGCCCTGCGTTTCTGATGCCATTGCTTGAGCTGCGTATGGTCGCCAATCGCCATTTGTCTATCAGCGGTGATCTTTTGCAGGACATCATCGGCCCATGGAATCCACCAAATGGCACCGGCATCGAGGTGGAAGCCCTCATATCCTCGCAATCCGTTTTCGTTCGTGAGAATGTAGCCGTCATTTTCCTGATAGGAATCATGCAACATCCTTCGGTTCGCGGGCGTGTCGGCAAACTCGGCTTTGCATTCCTCATTCGGACAGACGCGCTGGGTCGTATCCGCTGTCGCTTGGTCGTCGGGTGTGCCGTTCTCGCGCTTGATTTCATCCCAGCGAAGTTGCTCGAAAGTGAACGGATGCACGGCAGAGCATGACGGACATTGCCACGCGAAGTCCCATTTCCGGCACTTGTCATGCTCAAGGTGCAGCTCGGAGGTTTGACCGCCGCTGTCCTCGCTGGCGATTTCCCCGGCTTGGGATGCTAAGACAAACTTTCGGTTCTCGCGGTTGTGCGACCGTCCAAGCCACTCGCGGACCATGCCGTGCTTCCACTTCCACGCCTCGTCACCGAGACCGTAGGTGATCGACTTCTCTTGGAAGTTACTCATGTTTGCCCCGCCAAAAAGCTGGAACATGTGCGGCCAGACGATGGCGTCCTTGCGGACGGCGTTACGAAGCTGGGATGGCCAGAGAGCTTTTAACGGTTCGCATCCTCGGAGCGATTTCAGCAGTCGCGTTTCCGCCCAAAGTTGAGCGTCCGAATCAGTCTGCGATGCGTAGAGGGTGGAGCCTGGAGATTCCGAAACGATCCAGCAGGTGATGGCCTCGAAAAACGTGGACTTCCCAGCCCCGGTCGGAAACAGCATGACCATGTGGCGGGTAACATAATCTGCAAAGCACCCCATCGGCTTGATTAGCCAGCGGGTTTGAGACGGATCGAACATGCCCGAACGCTCGGAGTTTTCAACCGGGACATGCATCGCGGCCCAGTCTGCCGGATGGAGGTCAGACGGCGGGGATAGCGCAAAGCGGAACTCGTCACTCATGCTCGGGATGTTCCGTCCAGAATTGGGAAAGCGCGTCGGAAAGCTGGCCTTGGATGTGGCGGATTCGGTCTTTCACGATGGGCCGACTGCGTTCAAGGGGAAGTCCAAGGCATAGCTGCGGGATTTCGTTCTCCATGACGCGGAGAGCGGCGGCAACAGCGGCTCCGATTCGGATGTCACGCTGGCCAACTTCGTCCCGGCTGATTAATTGATTGAGTTCCTTGCGGACGGCAGCAGTAACCTTGAGTCCATCGAGCTGGGTCTTGAGGATCTTCGCATCGGTGATCGTAATGCCCTTTGCCTTTAGCCCTTGCTCGATTTCGTCCAAAGTCATCGTGCCAGTGCTGGCTTTTGAAGATGGCGCGGAATACTGCGAACGCTCGTCAGCCCTCGGGCGGATTCCAGCCTTAAACTTTCGGAGTCCTTTCACGTCGTGCGCGTCAATACCGGCCTTTTTGGCCTCGTTGATTTGACCCAAACTCATCCCAAGTTCGGCAGCAATCACGCGAACGGTTTTTTGTTTTTTTGCCGGCATTTGTAAGTGCTTGATTGTTACGGTATTATAAAAAAGAAAACGATAGTCATATCCCGCGCGACGCAC